ATCCTCACACCGGTGAGATCTTAAAGCCTAATGCGTTTGACACCCGGTATGTGAAGATCGATGCAGCAATGGGTGAGAAGCAAGAAAACAAGATTATTGTTGATCACGGCAGCATCAGTCATGATAGCTATCTGGCAACCTATATCACTGCATTGGATCTCTGTCTGCAGGGGTTGATCAGTCCATCCAGCTTGGGCATTGACACAAAAAAGATCGAAAATGCCGAAGCGACAAGAGAAAAGGAAAAGACAACGCTTTATACCCGTAATAAGATTGTGTCTGTCTTACAGGAAGTATTGCCCCTTTTGGTTGAAAACACGATCAAAGCATATCAGACCTGGAAAAAGGTTGAAGTTAAAGATATAAACGTTGAAGTTTCGTTTGGCGAATACGCAAACCCAAGTTTTGAAAGCCAGGTTGAGACTGTTTCAAAAGGTCGTGCCGGTGGCATTATGAGTATTGAAGCATCAGTTGATGAACTGTACGGCGACTCCAAAAATGATGACTGGAAAAAAGCAGAGGTATCACGCCTTAAAGCAGAGCAGGGCATAGTAGAAGTAGAAGAAACCGCAGTTAATATGTCTGCAGCGGGTTTTACTGTTGAAAATGTTGAAAAGGAGTAAAAGCATGAAAGTCAAAGTCGGAAAACGGATGTACCAAATGAACCGAGAGCAGTATCGAGGTTTACTGAAAGTTGCGAAAGAACAGGTGACATTTGGTATTTACGCTCTTGAGAAAAAAGACTATGCCGAGCTGCGGGCCGATAAATGCAAAAGCAGCACTCAGTTGAAAGAATTAACCAGGCAGTTTAAGTCACAGGGGTTTAAGGTGCTTGCAAATGGAAACTGAGTACGATATTGCAAAAGCTTTTGAAGCCATAGAGGATGAGCTGATCTCCTCCATGGTCCGCAATATGAAACGCCATAAGGCTGAAGAAGAAAAAGAGCAAATACAATGGTCCATGTGGCAGGCCGAGCAGCTGAAATCACTTGAAAAATATCGCAAAGAAAACCAGGATAAATTCAGCAAGAAGTTTGACATTATTAACCAGCAAATAGATCTGTTGATCAGACAGGCTCGCAAAGCCGGCAACATGGATCAGGAGATCGCTATACTGAATGCCATAAAGAAAGGCTTTCCGGCAAAGCGGATGGCCAAAACGGCATCGGCTGAGTTTTTTAAACTGAATGATAAAAAATTAGATGCATTGATAAAAGCCACCAAAGGCGATCTGCAGAAAGCTGAGGTGGCTATTTTACGTATGGCCAATGATCAGTACCGCAAAGTGATCTTTAATGCGCAGGTTTATGCCAACACCGGTGCCGGCACCTATGAAAAAGCGGTGGATATGGCTACCAGAGATCTGCTGGCAGCGGGGCTTAACTGTGTTGAATACAGTAACGGTGCCCGGCATACCTTGTCTGACTATGCCGAAATGGCACTGCGCACCGCCAGCAAACGGGCGTATCTGACCGGAGAGGGCGAGAAACGTCAGGAGTGGGGAATACATACTGTCATCATAAATAAGCGCGGCAACCCATGTCCGAAGTGCCTTCCTTTTTGCGGAAAGGTGCTGATTGACGATGTATGGAGTGGCGGCAGCGCTCGTGACGGTCCATTTCCATTGATGTCTAACGCAGTAGCCGCAGGGCTCTACCATTGAATGTTGAATTTGGGTGGTAGTAAAACGGTGTGAACCACATTACAAAGTGGGTGTGCATGATATAAAAAACAATGGTCATGTGCTAACGGGGAACAGAGAGATCTCAATCCCGTGCTAAAAATCTTGAATAAAACACTTGACTTTTGGGCTACAATAATATATTTTATATATGGGCTACAAAAGTGAGGTGATTAAATGAGTCCGCGAACTGGCAGACCGACTGACAATCCTAAATCGAACCCCATTCATGTTCGACTTGATAAAGAGAGTTCCGACATACTAAATAAGTATTGCGAACAAGAAAAGATTAAGAAGACCGAAGGGATTAGACGAGGAATTAAACTGTTGGAAAGCAAAATAAAAAAATAAAAGAACTCGCCACCCCGTGGAAAGGTAAATGACGAGTTCTTAAGCAGAAGTTTCCTTCTTTGAAGTATTTTATCATAGATAGGAATTTCTTTCAAGTAAAAACGAAGGTGATTATATTTATGGTCAAAAATACAGTTCAACTAATAGAAAAAGCCGAAAAATTAATTTTGTCTACATACGATATGGGGACAAATAATATGAAGGACATATATTGCATAAGCAAAGGTCCATATGATCTCATGAGCAATAGCTTTAAATTTGGATTTATTCAAGGAATGAAGGCTGCTATCGCTCATGGTAGAAAAGGTGGTATGTCTAATGGTTGAAAAAGAGATTTGGAAAGACATCTCCGGTTATGAAGGAATATATCAAGTTAGTAATTATGGTCGTGTAAAAAGAATAGGTAAATACAGGAATCAGTTTAAAGAGTGGAAAAGCAACAAAATATTAATGCCAGGGCATAAAAATGGCTACTTAATCTGTAATTTATCTAAAAATAACAAAACAGTCTGCAAAATGCTTCATCGGTTGGTTGCTGAAGCATTTATTCCTAATCTTGATAATAAACCAACAGTAAATCATATTGACGGAAATAGAAGCAATAACGAAGTTAGCAATTTAGAGTGGGCCACCTATACTGAAAATAACCTACATATGCTGTATGTGTTAAATGATTATCAGAAAGGTGATCGCCGAAACCAGAGGGGAAAGCCTGTAATGCAATATGATTTGCAGGGGAATTTTATTAAAGAATATCCTTCATATCGTGAAGCGCAAAGGCAAACAGGGATAAACTCCATAGACGTTGTGTGTCGCGGCGCACGTCAAAAAGGCCGTAAGCAAGCTACTGCCGGAGGCTTTATTTGGAAATATAAAGAAGATGTTATTCAAGATTAAAGTGTAGAGACTATTCCGAAAGGAAGTAGGCTGGAGACGTACCAGTCGAAGCGCACCGAGCAAAAGAGAGCTGATTGGCTCTCTTTTGTTATGAGATAGTCCGATATTGAAAAATATAGCCAAGGTGCAAGGATAGTCATACAACCTACTTTCCCGGTATTACCGAAGAAAGTAGTAAATGGACTAAAGAAGAAATAGAGAAAATAGCCTATCAAAATAATGCAGAAGCAAAACTGCAGTATGCTCAAAGACAAGCAGAGAAATATAGCCGTTTGTCCCGGTACTCTTTGGATAAAGACAACAAAAGAGCATATGAGAAAAAGTATTTGAAAGCAGTAAACTCAATATTACCTATAAACATTCAGCTATTTGCTAAAAGTGTAGATAAAGAGGAATTGCTTGAAAAAATCAGCAATGGTATTATTGATAGGGCTAATTTTGAAAGAAGCTATAAATATTTTAAAAAACAAATAAAAAACGGCATAACAACTCCGATCGAAACTGTATTTGACAAGGGTGATAGGTATTACCACATTATAAATCATCACGATTATATGCTTGGTATTGAAAATGTGGACAAGATTGTAAAAGTATTAAAAACACCGTCATGCATTTATGAAACGCGCGACAAATTAGGAATAGTCGGCAAGTGCTATTTGGAAAATTTGAGCGACGATCCCTTGATTGTCATAACGAGGAATGGTATAATAACAGCATACAAACCGGAGGCCGCATATTTATCGAAAATTAAGAAAGGGCGAGTGTTATGGAGAGAGAATTGAAAAGCGTAACATGGGACAAATACATGGACTCTGACATTGACAGTGTAACCCTTTTTTTTGAGGATTGCGCGAATGATTCATTGTTTGGCGAATTTGAAACTCGTGAAGATGAAAAACATCTTGTTTTTTATTCGAAAAGGAAAAACGATGAGGTGCTGAATTGGATTCAGGTTGTCAACCCACAAGAAGTTCTTAAGAACAGAGCCATAACTTTACCGAATATATCGGTAAGAGTTGACGGTAAATTTTACAGTTTACGTGAAGTTTTAAAAACCATTGTTGAGACAGTATAGCGTTTTGTATTTTACAAGAAGTTTGCTAATTTAAGACCAGCATTTTGCCGGTCTTTTTTATTTACCAACAAAGGAGATTTACTATGAAAGTAAAAGTTGTAGAAGCATTTAAGGACAAAACTGCAGATCTGATCTCGAGAAAGAAAGATGAGATCATGGATGTTACCGATGCGCGCGCTGCCGAGCTGATCGCGCTGGGTAAGGTCGTAGCTGTCGAAGGCGAGGATCCTGATAACGAAAGTGAGGATCCTGATAACGGAATTGAAGATCCTGATAACGGAATTGAAGATCTTAATAACGAAAGTAAAGATCTTGACAAACAAGTCAAGCCAAACAGAAAGAAAAAGTAAGCACTTCTCTTTTGAGAGGTGCTATTTTTATGCCCAACCCGCTGCAAGGCTTAAAACTGCTGCGTGATCATAGGGAGACACCCTTAAAACTGGATACTGTGAGACACACATAAAACTGGAGGAATAACTGTGGAGAATAACAATGCACAAAACACCCTTACTGAGGGTGCAGAGCAGACCACAAACCAACCCGCTGCACAGCAACCGGCAACTGCAAATGAGATCGACTATGAGAAACTGGCAAACATTGTTGCCGGCGCTACCTCGGCCAAGGAAAACGCTGTTTTGAAAAACTATTTTAAGCAGCAGGGTCTGTCTCAGGAAGATGCTGAAAAAGCAATGTCTACTTATCGACAACAGCAGGAAGCAAAGAAACCTGACGTCAATGCTTTACAAGCGGCTGTCACGGAGGCAAAAAAGCAAGCAGCAGATGCTGTATTGAAAAGTGCTGTGATCACTGCAGCTGTTGAGCTTGGCTGGGATACCAAATCTATCCCCTATCTGCTGAAATTGGCCGATTTGGGTGGTGTTGTGGGCGAGGACGGAACTGTTAACGATGAGGCATTAAAAGCTGCCATTAACAAAGTTTCGGAGGATCTGCCCGAACTGAAACCCGGCAATCAACAAGCTGCAACCGGCTTTAAAATCGGCGCGCCCGAGGGCAGCACCGGTTTTGCCAAAAACCAAACAGGATCTACCGTGCAAAAACGGTGGAACAAATTTAATCATTAAGCGAAAGGATAAAAAACTATGCCTACTTTAAACTATGCAGAGCAATGGAGACCTGAACTGGTCGAAACCATGATCCAGGAGACCCTGTGCTCTCCCTTCATTACCAGCAATGTAAGATTTCTGGATGCAAAAACCTTCCATTTCACCTCTATGTCTGTGACCGGCTATAAAACTCACAACCGCCAAGGCGGTTGGAATACCGGCAATTTCAAACAGACTGATCACCCCTTTACTTTGGCACACGACCGCGACATCTCTTTCCTGATCGACAAGGCCGACGTGGATGAGAGCAACGCTACCGCCACCGCTCAAAATGTTTCTGTCACTTTCGAGCAGCAGCAGGCAGCTCCTGAGGCAGATGCGCTGTTTTTTTCTACTGTAGCTTCCAAAGCACAGGAGTTGGAGGGCTATCATTCTTCCTCTGCAGCGGGCGACTGGACCAAAGCAACCGTATATGGCAAGCTGAAGAGCATGATCGGCGCCGGCAAGCTGCGCCGCTACAAGGCACAGGGCGCGCTGGTATGCTATGTTGCTTCTTTCATCATGGACCTGTTGGAGCAGTGTGATGACTTCTCCCGCAAAATCGAGGTGACCCAGATCGCTGAGGGCGGCGCCGGTATTGAGACCCGCATCACTGACATCGATGGTGTGACCTTGATCGAAGTGATCGACGATGAGCGCTTTTACGATAAATTCGACTTTGAAAGCGAGAACGGCGGCTTTGTTCCTGCAACCGGCGGTCACAAGATCCACGTCCTGGTGGCAAGCCCTCTGACCTGTAAATATGTAGATAAGATCTCTTCCATCTACTTCTTTGATCCCGGTGCTCATACTGAGGGCGATGGTTATCTGTATCAAAACAGAAAGCTGTCCGGTGCATTTGTACTGCCCAACGGCAAAGATGGTAAAATCGACTCTGTCTATGTGGATGTAGACACTGAGGCTGTAGCCTAATCGAAAGAGGTTGATTTATGGCATACACAGCTTATGTTGATATTGATACCTATCACGAACTGGGTAATTCTGTAATCGACGAAAAGAATTTGCAAAAGCAATTGCTGCAGGCTTCCAGACACGTGGACTCTTTGACATACAACCGAATTGTAGGGAAGGGGTTTACCAACCTGACACAGTTTCAGCAGGAGATCGTGAGAAGTGTTGTCATTGACCTGGCTGAGTTCGAATATGAAAACGCGGAAATGCTAAACTCCATACTCAGCTCCTACAGTATCAACGGCGTGTCAATGCAGCTGTCTGACAACAACCGCAATATCGTTGTAGACAAGGGCATTGTGATCAAAAGAGATCTGTATGCACTGCTTTGCCAATCGGGGCTGTGCAGTCAGATTTTGAGGTGATCAAAGTGAAATATCCATGTTTAATATTAAAGACAACATGCAAAACACCGATCACCTTGAGTATAGAGCAAGAAGCGCTTGACAAATACGGCGACCCGCTGAAACCTTTTGAATATTCCGGAAAATGCAATTACCAGGATAAGGCACGAACGGTTTTTACCGATCAAAAAAAGCAGGTGCAAATTACCGGTACAGCATTATTTCAGGGTGATATTTGTCCTGAAGTAGCGACAATATCCGGTGGGTCTGCCGTTATTTTCGGCGTTAAAAGGCGAATTTTGCAGGGGACAAAAGCAAGAAACCCCGATGGCACGGTAAATTATACCGAGGTGCTGTTGATATGATCAAAGTCAATTCGACCATTAAAATAAATGCGCCGATGATCCGCAATTTGTCTGAGACAGCCATTACAGCTCTGGAGCAGACTGCGGAAGCTTTGCATACTGATGTGATTCAGGCACAGGTCATGCCGTTTGATGATCCTCGTATTGAGGAATATAAAGTGTATGGCAAACGTGGGCAATTTGCCAAGAATGGCCGTGAATACAAAGGAAAAACCGTAACACGTAAGGTCCAGATTGGCGGCACATTGCAAAATGAAAGTACGTTTGTTGATACTTCAGAGTCTAAAAACGGGAAAGTGTCTCTGGTTTCCAGCACGCCGTATGCCAGACGCCTGTACTATCATCCGGAATATCATTTTGACAAGGGCGAAAACCCCAATGCCAGAGGCGAGTGGTACGAGGACTGGTTGACAGGCAGTAAAGCAGATTTTGCAAAGAAAACATACAAAGAGATCTTCAGGAGGCTGGCAGATTTATGAGATTATCAGATATGCGCGATCTTATCGATAGCTTTAATATCGCCGAAACTGTTTATATGGGCAAGCTGCCGGATAAACAACATCAATCATTCGGTGTTTACTTATCTAAACACAGCCATGCCTATCAAACGGCCATTGGCGGCCCTTCTCTGCAGTCATTCGGAGTCAAATACATTACAGTACTGATTCATTGGGATAAATCTCCCAGGCAGTCTGAAGATGTCGCCGAAGATCTGTTTCAAAAGCTGCTGCAGATTCGCGAAAAAACAATTAACGATCAAACAATTAAATTTATCCAACCGCTGTACAGCGAACCGATACCCGTCGGCACCGACGATGCCGGAGTATATGAGTTTGTCATAGAAATGGCGGTAATATACGAAAGGACAGGTAAAGAATAATGAGTGCCAAAACCGGTGTATATCCCTGTTATGAAAACCAATTCCAAATCAATACTGCTGCCGCCGGTGCAGAGGCAAACTTTGCACCTATTGCTGACTGTGAATCTTTCAGCGTGGCTTTTAATAACGGCGTGGAAGAGTGGACTCCCTTTGAAACCGAAGGATGGGCCCGCCGCCTGATGACTGCCAAAGGTCTTATGATTTCTGTGAAAGGTAAGCGCAATGTAGGCGATGTCGGCAATGATGCAGTTGCAGCCATGGCTTTCAAAAATGGCAGAGAAGCTGAAAAAGACTTCAAGTGGACATTTCCTGACGGCAGTACTGTCACCCTGAAAAGCGCCGTATTTAATGTAACCAACCTTAGCTCCGGAGACTCTACCAACGTAGGTCCTTTGGAATTTGAGGTAATGAGCAACGGCAAACCTGAAGTCGAGCTGGTAGCTTAATTGCTACCAGCTTTTTAAAAGGAGAAGATCAATGGCAAAAATTGTGGATATTACCAGCAAGCTGAGCTTTGATGAAAACCCTGTAATGGTTATCAAGGGTCATCAGATCGAAGTACAATCTGATGCAAAGACAATGCTGCTGATCATGGGCGATTTTTCCAATCTGCCCACAGAGCAGGCCGTGCTGGCAGCCTATAGCAAACTGTTCAATGAGGCAGACCGCGCTAAAATCGAGGCAATGAAACTGCCTTTTAAAGATCTGCAGGTAATTATTGAAAGCGCAATGATTGTTGCCCAAGGTGAAGATGTGGAGAGCAGTGAACAGGGGGAAATGTAGACCCATATTATGATTTGATTGATGATTATGATCTGATCGTATCATCCTTTCAAACACAATATGGGCTGCGTCTATCCAGAGAGCTTCCGGGTATGAAATGGGCAGAGTTTAAACAGCTGCTTATTGGCATTGGCCCTGACACCCCATTGGGAAGGATCGTCTCTATACGCGCAGAGGACGATCCGGAAGTGCTCAAGCATTTCACTGTGGAGCAGCACAGAATACGAAATGAGTGGCAAAGTAAAAGAGCCAAAAAGATTACGGAAACACAACTCTTCGACATTTTAGAACAGTTGAAGAATGCTTTTGCCGCTATGGCGGGAGGGACCAACAATTGAAAAAAGTAAGATAAAGTGTCCCTATTGCGGACATGAACAAAAAATACAGTACACCCCGGCAGCCGTATGCCGGGGTGTTTTTATTAAATGTCAGGCTCGACATTGTAAAAAAGAATTTGAAATTGTAATTACCAAACAGGACAAGTAGTGCCATGTGTCGATGTCCTTCTATACGAAAGAAGGTGAGAACTGGCAATGGATAATAATTCTGTAGGTCAAATTGCACTTGACCTGGTTGTAAATCAAAATCAATTCAACAAATCTCTAAATGGCATAAAAAGACTCGCTGCCAACACCGGCAAGGTTTTGGCAGGCGCATTTGCTGTTAGTAAAATCACGGCCTTTGGCAAAGAGTGTTTAAATCTTGGGTCTGATCTGGCAGAAGTTCAAAACGTGGTAGATGTAACATTTACCACGATGAACGACAAGGTCAACAAGTTTGCACAAAATTCTGCAGCTGCTTATGGTCTGTCAGAGACCATGGCCAAAAGGTTTACCGGCACATTTGGCGCTATGTCCAAGGCTTTCGGTTTCAGCGAAGCTGAGGCTTATGAGATGTCGACAACACTTGCCGGTTTGGCAGGTGATGTGGCGTCATTCTATAACATTACTCAGGATCAGGCTTACACCAAGCTGAAAAGTGTGTTTACCGGTGAAACCGAATCACTCAAGGATCTGGGCGTCGTGATGACACAGACTGCACTTGACAGTTATGCACTGGCAAATGGTTTTGGAAAGACAGTAAAATCGATGTCTGAGGCTGAAAAAGTCGCACTTCGATATTCTTTTGTGCAAAGTCAATTGTCAGCTGCATCGGGCGATTTCGTCCGGACAAGCGGCAGCTGGGCCAACCAGGTACGGGTACTCTCTCTGCAATTTGACTCTTTAAAAGCAGCGATCGGTCAAGGGCTTATTACTGCATTTACCCCCGTGATTAGAGTTGTTAATCAGTTAATGGGTAAACTGGTAAGTCTGGCACAAGTGTTCGCATCTGTAATGGCCACGTTTACAGGTGGCTCGGGACAAACGGCAACAAATGTACTAAACAGTATTGCTTCTACAGCGGGTGATGCCGGCGCTGCTGTGTCCGGAATCGGAGATGCGGCAGAGAGTGCAGCCAAGAAAGCCAAAGGAGCCCTGGCTGGGTTTGATAAACTGAATATTCTCAGTATGTCAAATGATACAGTACCTTCAGTTGGCGGCAGCTCCGGCTCAAGTCCTGCTATTAACTTTGATTATAGCTCTGCTGATGCTGAGACTGAGAATACGGCAGATCGGTTCAAAGCGACATTCAGCAAACTGCAGACATGGTTCAAGAAAAGCTTTGGCAGTTCTTTTAAACAAGTTTTTAAAACAGTTGAGAGCGAGAGTTCCAAATTAGGCAGCATAGTATCGAAGATTTTCAAGGAAGTTGTAACATTAGCTCCTTCATTGAAAAACTGGCTGTCAGGAGATCTGATAGCTGTATTAAACGAGAGTATCAAAACAGCAAATTCAAAATTAAAAATGCTGTTTTCTACTTTCAATACGGTGTTTTCAGATATTTGGGATATAGCTGTTTGGCCAATTTTGCAGCAGTTTGTTACTGTAGGCCTTCCGCATTTCACAGATTTTGCGATAAAGTCGTATCAGGCTTTACAGGTTCTATATGACAATATCGCTAAAGTATTTACTTTAATTTGGAGAGAAGCAGTTTCGCCGGCGCTAAAGATTATTACTGATATTTGGACCGACTGTGTAAACTTGTTGGCGGAAAAGTGGAATCAGTACGGCGCTCCAATTTTTGAAGCTGTAAAAAAGGCGCTTGAAAAGACTTCAGAAACACTGCAGCATGTATGGTCCAATACTGTAAAACCAATATGGGACAAATTGGCTGCGGCAATCTCAGTAATATGGAATGACCATTTAAAACCATTCACGAACAAATTGACTGATTTTGCAGCAGTGTTTGCCCAATGCGCGTTAGACATATACAATGATTTCATTTTACCGATAGTTGCTTGGTTTTCAGACGTTTTAGGGCCGCCGATTATAAATGCATTTAGCTGGATAATTGACACTGCGACACCATTTATTGGAGTAATTGTCGATTGGGCAGGAAATATCATAGATGCTTTTACCGGCGTTATCAAATTTGTGCGCGATATTTTTGTTGGAGACTGGTCCAGTGCATGGAATAGTGTCAAAAATATCTTCGACAAAGTGTGGTCTGCGCTTTCTAACGCAGCCAAAAAACCGATCAATACCATCCTTAGTGCCATTAACAGCATGATCAGCGGCGTGTGCAAAGGGATAAATACCATGATACGCGCACTGAATCGGCTGAAATTTGACATTCCCGAATGGGTACCGGGTCTTGGCGGTGAAAGTTTCGGCTTTAATCTTAAAGAAGTTTCTGCACCTAAAATCCCTCTGCTGGCAGAAGGTGGTTTTGTAGAGCGGAATACACCTCAATTGGCGATCATCGGTGATAACCGTCATCAAGGAGAGGTCGTATCCCCCGAGGATAAGCTGCTGGAAATGGCCTATAAGGCAGCCAAGATGGCTTTGGAAGATAAAGGCAGCAGTGATCCGGCTTTGATGCTGATGATCATTTCCCTGCTGAAAGAGTTGATCCAGACCCTTAAAAATAAAGAATTTGCTACTTATCTTGACGGTAAGCAAGTATCAAAACAGCAAAAAAATGCTGAAAAAGAACTGGCCATGATTTATTAGGAGGCAAAATGGATATCGAATATGTTTTGAAAATTGACGGTTATATCGTCCCCAATGTAGTGTCCTGCTCTCCTGCAAAATCGGATCTGGACAGTGACAAAACAAAAAGGAATGCAGCGGGCGGTCTTGTTAGATACAGGATCGCCCGTATTCCTGACTTAGAAGTCGGTATTGGCGTAACCACACAGGAAGAGCTGCAGCAGCTTTTGATAAAGACATCGGCAGCTCGCTGCACGGTCGAGTGGTTTGACCCTGAATTAGGCGATTATCTGACAGGCGATTTTTATGCAGCGGGCATTAAGCCGGTAATCAGATCGTTAAAACCACTTGTATATGATCCCTTTTCGTTCACTTTGACAGCCTATAAGGGGGTGTAAGTTGTGATCGTAATAAGTGAGAGTCTAAAAAGTGCTTTGCTATCTGCAGATGTAACTGCAAGGGCTTATATTACCTTGGGGGGAATGCACATTTCTGACACCGACAATCTGGTTTCGATAGACCTAAATGATGAGATTTACAATAGTGAGACAGATGCGTTTGTCGGTACCTTTATTGGCAAGTACGGCGAGGTAAGGATACTCAATCCTGATCGCCGATATAACCTGGAAAATCAAAAAATCATCATCTATGAGGGTAGCCATACAATCGATGGCGTTCCTGAATATGTCTCTATGGGTGAATATCATTGTTATGAGGTTTTAAACGAAGAGACAGGGATAACGACTATCGCCAAAATCATGGATAATAAAATTTTGTTCAATATTGATTTTGACGTCAACGCTATTGTGTATCCGGCAACATTGCGCGAAATTGCATCAAAAGCCTGCACCCAGGCCGGCGTTGCACTTTCGACCAAAGATTTCCCTAATGAGGACTATTTGGTGGAAAGTTCACCTTTTCCGGTCGGTACCAGCTGTGCCGATGTGATTAAATATATCGCCGGAGCTGCAGGCAGCTTTGCAAAGATCAATACTGCAGGGGAACTGGAATTTAAATGGTTTTCAGAAAATGTTTTGACGATCTCTCCGGAGAATTACTTTTCCTGCAAGGATCATGACATCTTTGGCCCGATCAACTCGGTAGTGTTGAGCCGAGATCCGCAAAATGACAATGTCTATTTACTGGACGAGGCCAGTGTTGCCGAAAATGGCTTGTGTGAGCTTAAAATCTCAAACAATGTCGTTGTCGATGATAACCGTGAAGGAGCAGTGCCTGCGATTTTTACTCGCGTCAATGGCTTCTCCTACCGTCCGTGTGAGCTGCAGCAGCAGGGCTGCCCATTTTTGGAAGCCGGTGACCGGTTATTGATTATCAAAATGGATGGTACAGCCTTTGAAACTGTTATTATGCAGCACAAGCTGTCATTTGATGGTGCACTCATTTCAAACATCGATGCGCCGGCGCTTACCAGGACACAAATTGACTATAGCTCAGCAGGCTCACTTGAAAAGCGTGTGCGTGATGCTGAAATCAAAGTGGATAAAGTGGAAGGCAGTATTTTGATGCAGGTGTCTGAGCAGTATGCTACGACTGACACGTTAAATGCAGCAATCGAGCAGACGGACGCGGCTTTAAAAGATGCATTGGCCAATTATGCGCTGTCAGGAGATCTTGAAAATTTAAAAACAGAAATATCGTCTCAATTAACCCTGCTGGCAGATCAAATGACACTAAAGTTTTCGGAAACAAACGGTCGTATTGCTGATGTTGACGGTGATCTGCAGGCAAAATACAACACTATTACAACCTACTTCACATTTGAGATCGATGGTCTGACAATCGGCAAGATCGATAACCCCTACAAGGTTGTTTTAGATAATGACAGATACAGCATGTTTGCGAATAATGTTGAAGTGTTGTGGTTAGATGCTACTACACAAGAGGTGCATACACCGAGATTGACTATTACCGAATTGTTTAACTTATTGGGCTATGTCGAAGAAAAAGACGAGGCGGGCAATGTCAATTGTATTTATGTAGGATAGGGGGCGATTAGATGGCAAGAATCAACGGCACAGTTTCACAAAACACGGCCGAGTATGCGTTTTGGCTTGAAGCAACCGAGTCAGATGTCAGTACTCCAAACAACGATTCTGATGTCACGGTTACGTTAAATCTGCAATACATCAGTTGGGGTTGGATAACGGGCAATAAGTATCCGATTTCGTGTACTGTGAACGGTACGACAAAAACCGCTACATACACTTCAAATGTTGCGTCGGGAAGCAATACCACGAAAACGATTGCTACTTTCACTTTTGCGGACATTCCCCACAATGATGACGGTACAAAAACAGTCAGCATTTCAGTGACCTTTTCGGCAAGCGGTACATATTCACCCGGTACATGCAGTGCAAGTGGATCACTGACACTGACCAAAATTGCCCGCAAATCAAGTCTTTCTGTCGCCAATGGTACTTTGGGTACCGAACTGAATTTGGCGGTCACAAAACAAGATTCCAGCTTTACACACACCATTGTTGCTACTTGTGGAAGTGCTTCAACAACGGTTTGCACAATATCAACAAGCACAAGCATTTCATTCACACCACCTTTGTCTTGGGCTTCACAGAACATAAGCGGTACAAGTGTGGTTGTCACATTCACAATCACCACCTACAGCGGGGAAACCGCAATCGGAAGTAACACGGCTACGGCGACAATGGCTATCCCGTCCTCAGTAAAGCCAACTCTGTCTGTGACAACAGCAGATGCAAACGGCTATTTGGACACATACGGCAAGTATGTACAAGGCAAATCGACTTTGCAAATCACGATCACGGCGGCGGGCATTTACGGGTCCACAATCAAGTCATGCGTCACTACCTTTAACGGCAAATCATATACAGGCACATCAATTAGCATTGAAGCAATTGCCGCAACTGGCAGTAAGACCATTTCAACTACGATTACTGACACCCGTGAACGATCGGTGACAGTCACAAAAACGATTGAGATTTACGCATATGCTGCACCCAAAATCAGCGCATTAAAAGCGGTGCGTTGCAATTCGGATGGCACAGCAAACAAAAGCGGTGCTTATTTGAAAGTAACATTTACCGCCGCAATCACTTCTTTGGATAGCAAAAACAGTGCGGCTTACCTGTTGCGGTATAAGAAAACCACCGATGGGGACTACATCCCTGTATCTTTGGACAATTATACTGGCAACTTTTCACCAGATGGCAGTTATGTTTTCGCCGCGGCAACATCTTCCAGTTATGACATCGCCATTATTGCAACAGATGATTTTGGCAGTTTCACAGGTACGACAAAAGGTACTTCAATATCCGTTTTTTGGTCGAGATTAAAAGGCGGTTTAGGCTTTGCACTTGGTAAGGTTGCAGAGTTGGCAAACACTTTTGAAGTCGCTTGGGCAACGATTGTCCACGGTGATTTAACTGCCAATAGGTATCTTTATATCGGCGGTAATAAAAAAATACAGTTGTGGGAAGACGGAGAGGGCGGCAATATTCGTGTCATTCCACCCAGTGATAATGCACAGGGAATAGACTTTTGGGATATTGATGCCTATAACGGGAACCTGCGAATTTTTTGCCACGATGCTGACGGTTATCATTTTCCACTTACTTTGAAAAAGGACGGTTTTGGCTTGCTTAATTCGGTATACCCAGTCGGCAGTATCTATATGAGCGTGAGTAGTACAAGCCCCGCTTCGTTGTTTGGCGGCACTTGGGAACAACTGAAAGACCGTTTCTTGCTTGCAAGCGGTGACACCTATGCCAACGGCAAAACAGGCGGTGAAGCAACACACACATTGACTATCAGTGAAATTCCGACACATACTCATGACCACATATCAGTTAATGCATCGGGCGGATCTTATCGTGCAACTTTGTTTAGTTACACTAACACCAGTGGTACAGGTGTTGGCTACCAAGCTATGTATTTAGGCAATGCGGGTGGTGGTAAAGCCCACAACAATATGCCACCCTATTTGGTAGTTTATATGTGGAAAAGGACGGCATAGAAAGAGGTGTTACAAATGCGAATTTTTGACGAAAAAGAGAATGAAATTTTTGAAGTCGATTATACCAAAGGGCGCACCTTGAATGTTCGAATTTTAGTGGCTCACCATGAAGCGGTTGAGGCGGTGAAAGAACAAGGTCATTATGAAACCGTTGCCGAATACCCAAACGGCGGCAAAGATGTGAAATGGGTTGTTGATGTTGCAGCAGTCGAAGCTAAAGAAGCGTGGGACGAATTTGAGGATATTTTGCGTTTTATACCATTTACTACAAAAGAACTTGCAGAACAACGCATTGCAGAATTGAAAGGCAACCTTGCCGCTACCGACTACAAAATTTTGAAAGTCGTTGAGGGCGCAATCACCTTGGCTGAAATCGCAGAAACGATTAAACAGCGGGCAGCGTGGCGAAAAGAGATCAACGAGCTTGAAGTAACATCGGGAGGGGAGCAGTGATGGAGTTCTTTATAGCTGCAGCTGGCTCTGTCGGTCTGGCATCATTGATCGTCGGCGCGGTGGTGAAGCTTTGCTTTTCACGCATCGAAAAAAAGATGGACGAGGAGAAAGCGGCCCGAGAGCGAGCCGAGCATAACCGTAGAGCCTATGAGCTGTATCAGGTTAAGATGCTGACCGCCGCCGCCGGACTGTGTGAAGCAAATGCCATTGCTTTACAAAACGGCAAATGTAATGGTGAGACCCACCGGGCGCTTGGCCGACTGCAGGAAGTAAAACAGGAACAGCGCGATTTTTTAGTATCACAAGGAATCGACCATTTGTTTTAGGAAAGGACAAGCAATATGAAAAATGCACTTGTAAAATTGATCAATGTTAAAACTATTGTGACGCTTTTGATGCTGGTGGTGTTCTCAGCTTTGGCGTTACTGGGGCGCATCAACGCACAGGAGTTTATGACGGTCTTTGTGATGGTCATCACGTATTATTTTAATCGCAAAGAAAAAGAAGAGAAAAGCGAGGGCTGAGTATGAATTATCAAGAGTTTATCGCCATTTATAATGGTAAAGCTACTGACTACGATGGCGCCTATGGCGCTCAGTGTGTAGATCTGATTAAAGCGTACTTAAAAAAGGTTTTCGGAATCAGTGCCGGCAGCTGGGGTAATGCCAAATACTACTGGATCGATTTTGAGAAGCATCCCGAATTGGTGGCCAATTTCACCAAGATTGCCAACACTCCAACTTTTGTTCCCAAAAAAGGAGATATTATGGTGTGGAAGGGCAGCATCAACGGTGGATATGGACATGTCGCAATTTGTACCGGTAAGGGCAATTTGATGTATTTCTACAGTCACGATCAAAACTGGAGCGGCGCAGCATGTAAGGAGATTAAGCATAATTACAAAAAAGTCTATGGTGTGCTGCGGCCCAAAGATCAAACCAAAATCAACCCAGTCACATACTTCAAAAAATATACTGGCACCAGTGGATCTATTGTCACCGCATTAAAATCGATCGGCGCCAACTCCACTTTTGCTTACCGCGAAAGAATTGCAGCAGCCAATGGTATTAGTGGTTACATTGGCACTGGTGCTCAAAATATCACTTTGCTTTCTAAGCTTAAAAGTGGAACTTTGATCAAACCATAAAACCTCTGATTTCATTCATCATTTTAGAGTGGTTATAATAAAACAAATAAACAAGCAAAAAGCTCCCAGTGCATTATGCGCACCGGGAGCTTTTTTTGTTTCTAATGTGTTACTAACTTGTTACTAACGGGCGAGATTTGATAGGGTTTTGGATATGTTTAATCAACAAGCCGTTTGCGATAATTCGCATCGTTATGCGGTTGGCGATTTTTGCTCAATTTTTGCAAGAAAATTGGGCGAAAAAATGATGGGTTTGCCCCTTTTAAAATGCAAAAAAATATGCTAAAATGTTAATTAAATGTGAAAGTATGTCTGCCGGGCAATATATATGCAATTTTGCACGTTTTTCCCGGTCAGAATTTGTATATGATGCTAAGGGGCGATGGGTGCAATGATCAGGATCGGACACGGATATGACGTACACAAGCTGACAGAGGGGAGAGATCTCATCATCGGCGGTGTCAATATCCCCCATACACTGGGCCTTCTGGGCCACAGTGACGCCGACGTACTGCTGCACGCCATCAGCGACAGCCTGCTGGGCGCGCTGGCACTGGGCGATATCGGCAAGCATTTTCCCGACACCGACCCGGCCTACAAGGGCGCTGACAGCTTAAAGCTTTTGCAGGCTGTGTATGCGCTGGTACAGGAGCAGGGGTATACTTTGGGCAATGTGGACGCCACAATTCTGGCTCAAAGACCCAAGCTGGCACCCCATATCCCCGCCATGCGGCAAAACATTGCCGATGCGCTGAGCGTGGATGTTTCGCGCATCAGCATCAAAGCCACCACCGAAGAGGGACTTGGCTTCACGGGTGAGCAGCTCGGTATTGCCGCTCATGCCGTCTGTTTACTGAATAAAGAGTAGGAGGTACTTTATGGCTTTTATATCCGATGCGTTTACCGGCCTCGTGGGGCTGCTGCGCACCATAAGACTTGCCGACATTGTTGATATCGGCGTCGTGGCTTTTTTGATCTACATGGCGCTTTTGTTTATCCGCGAAAGCAGGGCTGTCCAGCTT